ACCGATAGCGCCGCACAGCAGTCAGCGCTTGTCACCGGGGCGGAACAGAAAAAAACGCAACTGCTCAACGAAGCCAAAAACACCATCAGCCTGTGGCAGACCGAGTTGCAGCTCGGCGTCATCAGCGATGACGATAAAGCCCGGCTGATTGCCTGGTTGCAGTACATCAAGCTGCTCCAGGCGGTGGATACCGCAACGGCACCGGATATCAACTGGCCGCAACAGCCGCAATAACACCAGACGGGCTACGGCTCGTTTTTTGTTGCCCGGTTGTACTGCCCGCAAGCCAACCACACGCAATAGCTCTGCTTGTGCGCTCACCGGAAAATAGTTCCTACCTTTCCGATAACTGAGAGTGAACGCATGACCGCGAAATATTACGCCATTCTGACCAACCAGGGCGCGGCGAAACTGGCAGCAGCCACCGCCCGTGGCACGCAAATCCATATCACGCAAATGGCCGTCGGGGATGGCAATGGCGCGCTGCCAGTGCCGGACGCCACCCAGACCCAGTTGCTGAACCAGAAGCGTATCGGCGCAGTGAACACGCTCACTGTCGATGCCGACAACCCCAACCAGATTATTGCCCAGCAGGTGATCCCGGAAAATGAAGGGGGTTTCTGGATCCGCGAGTTAGGGCTTTTTGATGACGAAGGCACGCTGATTGCCATCGCAAACTGCCCGGAAACCTATAAACCGCTTTTACAGGAAGGCAGCGGGCGTACGCAAACCATTCGCATGTCGCTGGTTGTTTCTTCTACCGCCGCCGTCACGCTGAAAATCGACCCATCGGTGGTGCTGGCGACACGCAAATATGTCGATGATAAGGTTATTGAGGTAAAAGCCTATTCCGACGAGCTGATGAAACAACACCTTTCATCAGCGAACCCTCACGTTCAATATCTGCTGACTAGCAACGCCTTAAAAGAACTGCAATCGGCGGGGCTTGTTGCTGAGGCTCTCAAAAATCTTGGTTTGGGAGAGGCAGCAAAACAGGGAGTAGCAACAAATGCCCAAATGGTGGCAGGAACCGCCACAAATCTTTTGCCGAGTGTTGCAACAGTAATGAGCCTTTTCAGCAAGCGCTCATATTCAGCCAATGATTTTATCCGCATCCCTGATGTACCAGGTGGATTAATTATTCAGTGGGGAACGGTTATATCTGGCAATTTTGGTGATACCCCATGGACATATCCAACACCTTTTCCTAATGCCCGTCTGGGAGTATGGGGAGCCTTCCACCGGATGGGGACGAGTGGTAGTGATTATCCGACGATATCGTTTAACAACATATCTGATCCAACACCAAAATCGCTGAGTAATTTTATGTTGCGCATTAGCGGTAATGGCGGCGCGGGTTACACGGCTTTCGTTTTCGCAATAGGATATTAATTATGACTACAGCTTATTTTTCACCCTCACTAAAGTCATTTATTCCAATTACATGGAAAAATGACGGAACCTACAGCGATGAAGACTGGCCTGCTGATGCATTTATTGCAACCGATCAAGAAATTACTATCTACTGGAAACAAACTCCACCTCCCGGGAAATTAATGGGTGTGGCAGGCGGCAGACCTGCGTGGGTAGATGAACCAGCCCCGACTCGGGAACAAATTATTGAGCAGGCAAATTCCCAGCAGGCATCACTCATACAGAAAGCGTCAAGCAAAATCAGCATACTCCAGGATGCCGTCGATCTCGGAATGGCTACCACCGAGGAAAACGATACATTGACCGCATTGAAAAAATATCGGGTGTTATTGATGAGAATAGACACATCAAAAGCGCCCGATATTGAATGGCCTGTCCTGCCAGGCGCTCAGGCCAGTTGATATCAGACGCAGTGGAGGTTACAACGCCCTTCACCGCTTTGATGCATTTTATCCAGGCAGTTACGGGGTGATTGTTATCGGGGTGTATACATGCAAGAAAATATTCGGTCGTGAATAGGATATGCAGGATATCCCCACCTCAAGCCTCAATAACGAATTTTCACTGGCCGGAAAAACCGCAAAAACAAATAGCATCCAACGGGCTCCGGCCCGTTTTTTTTGTCTACCGTGTTGTTTCATCCCCACGCCAACCCCGACAAATAGCGCGTTAGCGCTGCGTTCTGGAAAATAGCACTCACCCCAACACACGGAGTTAATCGGATGAGTGACTACCATCATGGCGTTCAGGTCGTCGAAATCAACGACGGCACACGCGTCATTTCCACTGTCTCGACTGCTATCGTCGGCATGGTTTGTACGGCCAGCGACGCCGATGCGGCAACCTTTCCACTGAATGAACCGGTGCTTATCACCAACGTGCAAAGCGCCATCGCCAAAGCGGGCACCAAAGGTACGCTGGCATCGTCTTTACAGGCGATTGCCGATCAGGCGAAACCGGTGATCGTTGTAGTACGTATCGCGGAAGGCAGCGGTGACGATGCCCAGGCGCAGACGATTTCCAACATCATCGGCACTACCGATGCCAACGGGAAATACACCGGCCTGAAAGCGCTGCTGACCGCTGAAGCGGTGACCGGCGTGAAACCGCGTATTCTTGGCGTGCCGGGTTACGACACCCAGGAAGTCGCAACCGCGCTGGCACCCATCTGCCAGAAGCTGCGTGCTTTCGGTTACGTCAGCGCGTGGGGCTGCAAAACCATTTCGGAAGCCATTAAGTACCGCGAGAATTTCAGCCAGCGCGAGCTGATGGTGATTTGGCCGGACTTCCTCGCTTGGGATACCGTCGCCAACGCCAGCGCCACGGCGTATGCCACGGCACGCGCGCTCGGCCTGCGCGCTTATATCGACCAGTCTGTTGGCTGGCACAAAACCCTGTCTAACGTCGGCGTTAATGGCGTGACCGGCATCAGCACCCCGGTGTTCTGGGATTTGCAGGAATCCGGCACCGATGCGGATCTGCTCAACCAGGCCGGCGTCACCACGCTGATTCGTAAAGATGGCTTCCGTTTCTGGGGCAACCGCACCTGCTCGGATGATCCGCTGTTTCTGTTTGAAAACTATACCCGTACTGCGCAGGTTATTGCCGACACCATGGCCGATGCGCATATGTGGGCGGTGGACAAACCGATTACCGCGACGCTTATCCGCGACATCATTGATGGCATTAACGCGAAATTCCGCGAGCTGAAAAGCAACGGTTACATCGTCGATGCGACCTGCTGGTTCGATGAATCCGCGAACGACGCCGAAACCCTGAAAGCCGGGAAACTGTATATCGATTACGACTATACGCCGGTCCCGCCACTGGAAAACCTGACCTTACGCCAGCGCATCACCGATAAGTACCTGGCGAACCTGGTCTCCTCGGTTAACAGCAATTAAGGAGCCTGATAAATGGCAATGCCGCGAAAACTGAAATACATGAACGTGTTCCTCAATGGCTACAGCTACCAGGGTGTCGCCAAATCCATCACGCTGCCAAAGCTGACCCGCAAGCTGGAAAACTACCGCGGTGCAGGCATGAATGGCGTCGCGCCAATTGATATGGGTCTTGATGAAGAGGCGATGTCAATGGAGTGGTCGCTGGGCGGCTTCCCGGATGAAGCTATCTGGGAACTGTATGGTGCCACCAGCGCCGATGCTGTACCGATCCGTTTTGCCGGTTCTTACCAGCGCGATGACACCGGGGAAACGGTGGCGGTGGAAGTGGTGATGCGTGGTCGCCAGAAAGAGATCGACACTGGCGAAAACAAACCGGGTGAAGATACGGAATCCAAAATCTCCGTGGTTTGCACCTACTTCAAACTGACCATTGATGGCAAGGAGCTGGTGGAGATCGACACCGTCAACATGGTTGAAAAAGTGAACGGCGTCGATCGTCTCGAACAGCATCGCCGCAATATCGGCCTGTAATGCCTCACCCGGTCAGCCTGGCTGGCCGGGTTTTCCCCCGCAAAAGCAACGAGGATCGTATGAGCCACGAAACTGATAACGTCATTACCCTGCAAACCCCGATTAAACGCGGCGAGCAGTTGATCAATTCCCTTACGCTGATGAAACCGAACGCCGGTACGCTGCGCGGCCTGAGCCTGGCTGCGGTGGCAAACGCCGAAGTGGACGCGCTGATTAAAGTGCTGCCACGCATCACCTCCCCTTCACTTACCGAGCAGGAAGTGGGCGCGCTGGATCTGGCCGATATGGTTGCGCTGGCGGGCAAGGTGGTCGGTTTTTTGTCACCAGCTTCGGGACAGTAAATTTTCCGGCCAGGCTGTCGGTTGACGATCTGATGGCGGATATCGCGGTGATCTTCCACTGGCCGCCATCAGAACTCTATCCCCTGAGTCTGAGCGAACTCATCACCTGGCGCGAAAAAGCGCTGCAGCGAAGCGGAAACACATATGAGTAACAGCGTAAATATCGAGGCCCTGCTCGCTGCTGTTGATCAGGCGAAGCGGCCCTTTCAAACCCTGCAGACGGCAAATGTATCGCTGGCTGACGGTATCAAAGAGACGGAAAAAAACCTGCGCGGCCTGTATAGCCAGGCTGCGCAGATTGACGGATTTACCCGCACACAAAGCGCGCTTAACGGCGTTAGCCAGCAGCTAAAGATCGCCAAAGCGAGCACGCAGGCGCTGGCCTTCGAACTGAAAAAAATCGATAACCCCAGTGAAGCGCAGATAACCGCGCTGGATAAGGCGCGCGCCAACGTGAGCGCGCTGAAACAGCAGCACGACAGTTTGCGCCAGTCGGTAAAAAACCAACGGCAAACATTGCAACAAGCGGGGATCAGTACCCGTGCGCCTGCAACAGCGAAACAACGCCTGCAGCAGAACATCAGCAACGCTACCGAACAGCTGTCGAGCCAACAGCAAGCACTAAAGCAGGAGAACCGCCAGCAGCGGCAGGTGAAAATCAAAGAGAGCCAGCAATCGATTCTGGGCGTGGCGGGGAAAGTATCCGCCGTCGGCAAGACCGGGATGTCGATAGCGACCACCGGATTTAATCTTGGCAAAAAATTGCTGCAGCCGGGATATGACGCGTCGCTGCAAACGCATTCAGCCGTGCCACCTGCAACACAGGGCAGCGCTGTTGCAACTCTGCAAACCCACACCGCAGCGCCGGGAACCGCAGCCTCATGCCAGCAGCAGAGCGCGGGGAGCCTCGCACCGGCTGTCGCCGCCCGAAACAATAGTACCGGCGCTCCTGCTCCGACGGCTGCGATGCAGAATAATGTCGGCAACCTTGGCTCGGATTTAGAGGCGCTACAGGCGGCTTATCAATCCCTGAGCGTGGATATTTTCGCCACCCAGGAGTCGTCGCTGCGCATGCTGGTGCAGACCGCGACCGGTTATCTCGGGCAGCTCCAGCAGTGGGTGCAAAACAACCAGGGGCTGGTGCAAAGCTTTGGCCTGATTGCGACAGTGATCGTCGGCGTCGCCGGGGCAATCGGCACTGTCGCAAGCGTGATTGCCCCGGTCTTTACAGGGATCAGCACGCTTATCACCATTGCCACGACTTTTGGCAGCGTGTTTACCACCGTTTGTGGCGGGATCATGGCAGTTATCGGCGGACTTACCTGGCCAATTGTTGCCGTGGTAGCCGCCATCGCCGCTGGCGCTGCGCTGATTTATAAATACTGGGAGCCCATTAGCGCCTTTTTTAGCGGCGTGATCGAGGGGATCGTCGCGGCATTTGCCCCGATTGCCGAAATGTTTGCGCCATTACAGCCGGTTTTCGATGCCATTGGCAGTGCGCTGCAAAAGGTGAAAGACACTTTCAGCGAGCTGCTGACGCCAATCAAAGCCAGCGAGGAGACGCTCACACAATTCGGCAACCTTGGGCAGAGTGTCGGTAAAATGCTTGTTAATGCATTCACCTGGCCACTGAACCTCTTCCGTTCACTGAGCGAGAGCGCGACGGGGTTGCTGGAGACGCTGGGCATTATCGATAAAAAACCCGCACTGGCGCTCAAGCAGTCGATCGAGCAACCCGCCACAGGAGGAGTATCCAGCTATATCCAGCCCACCAGTTCACAGCCGGGGTATAACGCTTACCAGGTGGCGCGCCCGTCAACGAACCGTTCTTACGTTGACCAAAGCCGTAACGAATATAACGTTGTGGTGCAAGGCGATATGGCCTCCGGCGATGGTGTTCGCCATTTGCACTCGGCGCTTGAGCAGTACGATCAAAACCGACGTGCGAATACACTTTCGCAATTCAGCGCAGCAGGAGGGTATCCATCATGATGCTTGCTCTAGGACTCTTTGTTTTCATGCGGCAAACCTTGCCCTATCAATCGATGAACCGCAGCAGTGATTACAACTGGAAATCCAATGATCGGGTTGGTAAACGTGCGGCATTTCAATATCTCGGTCCTGGCAGCGACACCATCGACATCGGAGGTGATTTATACCCGGAACTCACAGGTGGTAAAGCGTCGTTGGCAGTAGTGCGTCTGATGGCGGATCAGGGCAAAGCGTGGCCACTTATCGACGGCCAGGGGGTGATTTATGGCATGTTTGTCATTACTAAGGTGACTGAAAACGGTTCACAGTTTTACAGCGATGGCGCACCGCGCAAAATCAGCTTTACGCTACAACTCACCCGGGTAGATGAATCGCTGGCTGCGATGTTTGGTGATATTCGTGATCAGGCCGGGCAGCTACTGAAGCAGGCCTCCGATTTGCTGGGGGTGGCGGATGCTTAACACCCTCACCAATGCGCTGAGACAGGTATCCACGCCGGCCTTTGCGCTGGAAATGGGTAACCTTGATATAACCAATAACATCGCGCCACGGCTGATTAGCCTAACCGTGACTGACAATCGCGGATTTGAATCAGATGAACTCACGCTTACGCTCGATGACAGCGACGGTCTTATCCAGTTGCCTGAACGTGGTGCCGAAGTCAGGCTCGCTATTGGCGAGCAGGGTTACGCGCTCTATGGGATGGGGGAGTTTACCGTCGATGAAATCACCCACCAGGGAACGCCGGATCAGGTTGTGGTAACGGCACGAAGCGCTGATTTTCGTGCAACGCTAAACAGCCCGCAGGAAACATCCTGGCACGACATAACGCTTGGCGCTATTGTCGAAAAGATTGCTGAACGCAACAAACTGACCGCAAGCGTTGCCACCTCACTGGCACAGATTCACATTGCGCACATCGATCAGTCCCACGAGTCAGATGCCAGTTTCCTGCAGCGACTGGCGCTGCGCAATGGCGCAGAACTGGCGGTGAAATGGAAGCGGTTATTGTTTATCAAACCCGGGCAGAGTGTTGACGCAAAAGGTCAACCGATATCGCAATTGACTCTTCACCGTAGCGACGGTGATCGGCACAATTTCACCATTGCCGATCGTCTCAACTACAGCGGCGTCACGGCCAGGTGGCTGGAAACTAAAACCCCGCAAAAGCAGAAACAGAAAATACAGTTGCAATCCAAACCCGCTGAACAAAATAACTACACGGCTGGTGATGAGAAAAACGTCTACGCCATGACGACAATTTTTGCCAGTGAGGAGGAAGCTAAAATCGCAGCGAACGCGCTGTGGAGCGATATTCAGCGCAATGCGGCAACCTTTACTATCACGCTGGCGCGAGGCAGGGCGGATATCACCCCGGAAACGCCCGTGCGCGTGCGCGGCTTTAAAGAGGCAATTAACGAAAAAACCTGGGTTATCAAAAAAATCACCCATGTTCTCGATAACAAAGGCTTTATCAGCAGACTGGATCTGGAAGTAAAGATCGACGAGACCCAATATGACGCACACATTGGTTAGCAAATGCATTTCTGATTTGCATTTGCAAGTTTTCAGGGTATGATAACTGGCATATACACGAGGGAGAAACCACCATGATGCATTGCCCGGTATGCCAACAAGCGGCGCACGCGCGCTCCAGCCGCTATCTCAGTTCTGAAACCAAAGAGCGTTACCATCAGTGCCAGAATATTCACTGTGGTTGTACGTTCGTCACCCATGAGTCGCTGGCGCGTTATATTGTCCGCCCGCCGGCACTGCAAGTGAGCGCGTCGCACGCCGGGAAGTAATCCGGCGAAAATACTCAAAAGCCTGCGCCAGCAGGTTTTTTATTTCTGTATCGATAGCGGGCAATGAAAAAATTACGTGGGCAATGTGGAGTAACAGAGCATAACAACCGCTGATACAGAAAGCGCCCGGACGTCAGCCTGAATTAAAAACAGGTGTCTGCCAGTTCGGTGAGGCGTAAATTCAAAGACAATGATGCGAAACCAGAATTCGTTGTCATGCGTATCTACAGGTCGCAGTTTTAAATTCACAATCAAAGGCTTAATAAAGATCGCTGCCTGTTGTGAACGATTTAAATCTCAAAGCAATAAGGCAAAACCTGATGCTTATCACCGCCGCAAGAGGTGGTTTTCAGGCAGGCATAAAAAAAGGGGTTGGCATTACGCCAACCCCTTGTTTCATAACACGCTTTGGATGTAGCGTGTGCGCTATCTTAGTTAAGACGCTCTTTGATACGAGCAGACTTACCAGTACGCTCACGCAGGTAGTACAGTTTAGCTTTACGAACGGCACCACGACGTTTGACAGAGATGCTGTCAACTACCGGAGAGTGAGTCTGGAAGACACGCTCAACGCCTTCGCCGTTGGAAATTTTACGAACAGTGAATGCAGAGTGCAGACCGCGGTTACG